GGGCAACATTAGCCAAGGTTTTTGATTGATATTAAAGAATTGACCAAGTAGGTTTATTTTTATCAAAATTATATTTACCTGTTCGGCCGTGTTTATTAATTATACGCCAAGCATCGTGATAAGCATCTGTTCTAGATTTATCATCATTAGTTACTTCAACTTGTTCTGCACTACTTTTAAAATTAGTGTAATTAATATTTTTTAATTTATGTGCTATTTCTAGTGCTACACTTTCACGCCTTATTACTGCGCGGTATGGGTAATCATTCTTGGGTGTATGTTCTACCTTTTCTTTAGGCCATATTTTATTAATATCATCTGGCCATCTAGAACGCACAAGTAAATGATCTTTATGTTCATAATGTTCAACAATAGAAAAGAAAGCATTATTTAAGCAAATCCACATTTGTACTCCTACGCTATTAATTATTAAAAATTTATTATAGCGCCATTGGCACTAAATAGCAAGTAATCAATATTATATATTGTCAAGTAGTGCCATTGGTTGTTATAAGGGTAATAATTAGTCGGTGATTAATAACGTTACGCGGCGCGATAACAGCAAAAGGATACAAAATGGCTCTAAAATCAAAGTATAAGTTACAAGATGATATACCAGAGGGTTTATCAAATTTTTACGTAGAACAAGCTGGCGAGTATGTTTTACAGGTTGACGGTATGGTGCCAAAGGCCACAGTTGATGACTTTAGAAATAACAATATAAAATTAAATAAAGATTTAGAAAGTTTACAAAATAAACTGAATGGTGTGGATATTGAGGAATATCAACAATTAAAAACAGAACGACAAAAGATGGCAGACCAAGAACTTATAGATGCTGGTCAGTTAGATAAAGTTGTACTTGATAGAACAGAACGTATGCGCAACGATTATGAAAGTAAGTTAGAAGCGCATATAAAATCTTCAAAAGAAGCAATTCAAAAAGCAAGTGAATATGAACAAGAATTTAACTCTATGATAGTTGAAAATAAACTAAAAGATGCGGCCGTTGCGAATGGTGTCCGTCCAGAAGCTTTACCCGATATTATGGCAAGAGGTAAAAGAGTATGGAAGCGTACCGAAGGTCAACGTATAGCGGCATTCGATGGTGAAACGCCTATTTACGGTAAAAAGAGTGCAGACCCTTTAAGCGTAAATGAGTGGTTTGAGGAGCTTGGTGATAAGGCACCTCACTTATTTAAATCTTCATCAGGTAGCGGCGCTACAGGTGGCGAAGGCCGTGGGGCAGTAAGACGTTTAAGCCGAAGCGACCAACAAAGCATGAACAACAACCTAGAAGCAATAGCGGCTGGTAAAGTTCAATTTAACGATTAGTTACGCGGCGCGTAACGCCCAAGGACGGAGTTCTTGTTAACATAAAACTTTTTTAACAGGAGAAAAAAAATGGCTAATACTATTAGTAATATTTTGCCTAAAATTCTTGCGCGTGGCCTTTTAGCGTTACGTGAGCAAGCAGTGATGCCTCGCATCGTAAACTTGGATTATTCAAATGAAGCCGCCCAAAAAGGCGATACAATTGATGTTCCAATACCAAGTTCATTATCTGTATCAGATGTTGTGCCTTCAAACGTACTTGAAGCACCAGCAGATAGTGCGCCAACTAAAGTACAAATTGCTTTAAATAACTGGAAGAAAGTAAACTTTCATTTAGATGATAAGCAACTTGTGGAAATAGATAAGAATGCACATTTTATGCCTATGCAGATGTCAGAAGCAGTACGTGCATTAGCTAACACAATAAACTTATCCGTATTAGAAAAATATAAAGGAATTTATGGTTTTGCTGGTGCGGCTGGTACTACACCTTTTAGTTCAAATGTTAGCCAAGCTACTGACGCAAGAAAAGTACTTAACACACAGTTATGCCCAAGGGATAACAGAAGAATGGTTTTGGACTTTGCGGCAGAAGCAAGTGCATTAGCATTAGCTGATTTCCAAAGGGTTAACGAAAGTGGCGATGCTGGCGTAAAGCGTGAAGGTGAAATTGGTAGAAAGTTTGGTTTTGACATCTTTACAGATGACCAAGTTATAACACATGCAAAAGGTGGTTCGGGAACACCGCTTGTAAACGACAGTAACGGTTTAGCTGTTGGCGATACAAGTGTTGTAATTGATGGTTTATCAGGAAGTGGAGGTTTTGTTATAGGCGATATTCTTACATTTGCTGGGCATAGCCAAACTTATACAGTATCGGCAATAACAAGTGCCGCATCAGGTGGCGCTCAAACAGTAACGGTTAATCCTCCAATCAAAGCCATTGTGGCAAACGATGCCGCAATAACTGTTAAAGCGAACCACGTTGTTAACCTAGCTTTTCATAGAGATGCTTTTGCATTAGCGATGCGTCCACTAGCTTCGTCTACTGCACAAGATGCTTATGGCTCAAACATTGTTTCAATGACAGACCCAGTAACAGGTTTATCAATGAGATTAGAAGTGTACAGGCAATATAAGCAAATTGTTTATGAAATTGATGCATTATGGGGTGTTGAATTAATACGTCCAGAATATGCAACAAGGATTGCTGGTTAATAAACTTTTGGGCTGGTCTGTTAGCTCCCTTTCTCATTGCGGCCAGCCCATTTTTACAGGGGTAAAATAATGGATTTAATAAGTGTATTTAAAAATGGGCAAAAGGCTGTAATAGAGCCAGCCCAAAAAGAAGAATTTATATCAAATGGTTGGTCTGAAAAAGAAACAAAAGCCGCAGAACCAAAAAGAGCAAGAAATGCAGATGGTACATTAAAAGCTGATAATGCAAGTACAGCAGATGTAAATGAAGCGTGGGAAGGCGGGGTTGCACCAAAAACCACAAAAAAAACTAAAACAACATAAATTAAAAGGGGTTAGTAATGGCTGTAATCCTCATTGTAGAAAATGGTAGCGGCGTTACAAATGCAAACGGTTATGTAAGCGTTGCAGATGCTAATACATATAATGATGAACACCCGCATGGTTCTGATTGGTTAACTGTAAGTACAACAGATAAAAGCCGTTCAATAATAATGGCAACACGTATTTTAGATGAACAATGTGATTGGTACGGCCAGCCTACTTATAACTTGGCAAGTAGCATCAGTAGCAATAATTCAAGTGCAAAAACACAAGAATTGCGTTGGCCTAGAAGCGGTGTTTATGATTTAGATAATTACGTTTTAGACCACAATAGAATACCTAACTTTTTAAAAGATGTGACCGCAGAATTTGCAAGATATTTAGCAACTAGTGATAGGACTGCTGAACCTGATACACAAGGGTTTGGGGCAGTAAGGTTAGGAAGTTTAAATGTAACGGTTGATAAGTTTGACCAGCCACCAATTTTACCAAGAAGCGTAATAGCAATGGTAAAGCCCTATGGTACAATACGTGGTGGCGCAAGTGGTATGACAAGGAGGGCATAATGGCTTTTGGCGAACATGATTTCCAATGCGACCAAGGTTCTACATTTACTCAAACTGTAACCTATAAAACTCTAAATGCTGATAATAGTACAACGGCAATAAACCTTTCGGGTTATTATGCGCGTATGGACGTAAGGTTTGCGCTAACAAAAGAAGCAGATTTTGTAATACAACTTACACAAGCTAACGGTAGGGCGTTAGTAACAACACCCAATAGCGGTGTAATAACTTTAAATATAGCAAGTACTGATACGGCTACTTTAACGCCAGCCACTTACTTTTATGATTTAGAAGTTTTTCAATATGACAGTACAGATGCAAATTATACAAATTCTGTAAAAAGAATTTTGCAAGGTAAATTTGAAGTAACACCAGAGGTAACAGGGTAATGGCAGATACAACGGTTGTAGTAACCACGCAAGAAGTACAGGTGGCAACAATAGGGGTTCAAGGACCCGCTGGACCAAACGCTATATTAAACAAAAACGTTGCTGTGGGTACAGTTACGGCCAACGGTTCTATAATAAATTATAATAGTACGACCGACAAATGGGAAGCCACCGTACAACCTACAGGGTTAATAATACAAGGTGGCAACTTTTAATATGAAAGCAAAACAACACGAAAATAATTTGGCTGTTGGTGATTTTGATAAAAAAATAATTTTAGATCAAATGTTAAAAGATTATCAATTTAATAAAAAATCAGAAAAAAAAATTACAGAATACGTTTATGAGGTTGTTTACCTTATAAATACAACTTTACCGCGTGTGGGTACGGTAATGACGGAAGCGGAAATCTTAGAATTTCAAAATATCCACAAAATCAACTTCGAAATAAAATCAAGTAAAGCTACAATAGTGAGGTAGAAATCATGGCTAATACAATACAAATAAAAAGGTCTGCTTCCGCGGCTACCCCAAGTAGCCTTGCGGCTGGAGAACTAGCGTTTAGTGAAAATAGCAGTAAATTATTTATAGGTACCAGTTCATCAACTGTTTTGCCTGTAGGTGGAACAGGTGCTTTTTTACGATCTGATACAAACGATACTTTTGATGGCAACTTAGTTGTTACAGGTAACTTAACTGTTAACGGTGCCACAACAACAATAGCAAGTAATACAATATCTGTGGGCGATAACATTATTGAACTTAATAATGATTTAGGGGGTGGTGCAAGCCCGACACAAGATGCTGGTATTACTGTAAACAGAGGTAATCAAAACGCCGCCTTTTGGCAGTGGAATGAAACCAATGATTATTGGGAACCTAAAGTTGGTTCTAGTGCGGCTGATATAAAAGGCGTAAATGATCTAGTAGTTGGTGGTAATGGTAGCATTACTGGCGATTTAGCGGTTGATGGGGTGGCAAACCTTGATAATACCGATATAGATGGCACTTTGGTTGTTGACGGCACTAATATAAGCTTAGACAGCACAACAACACTTAATATAGATAACAGTAACACAAGTAATGGCGTAACAATTAACACGGCAACAAGTGGTAGCCCTGTAACAATTGGCCATAGCACAAGTGTTGTAACGATAGGCGATAACTTAGCGGTTACAGGCGATGCAACAATTGGTTTAAATTTGTTACCAGATGCAAATGATGGCGCAACAATTGGTGCCAATGGTACAAGGTTTTCTAATATTTATGGCGTGTTAGGTAATATAAATACATTGACTGTAAATACTGCGGCAGTGTTGGCAAGCGCATCTGTAAGTGATCTTACAAGCGGTAGGGTTGTTTATGCTGGTAGTAGCGGTGAGTTACAAGATAACAGCGGGTTAACATATGATGGCAGTACACTAACAGCCCCAGCGTTAACAACTACAGGCGCTTTTACAAGTTTAGGTATTGACGATAACGCAACTGGCGAGAGATTACAGATTGCCGATACCAGCATAAAAATTATGGCAAGCGGTGTAACCCTAGAGGGTTTTTCATCAGGTGCTAAATCTGTGTTTGATAACTTTGTAATTGATGGAGGTTCATTCTAATGGCCAATACAGTCAAAGTAAAACGATCAAGTACAAGTGGAGATGTACCAACAAGCAGTGATTTAGAAGATGGCGAAATAGCTGTTAATACGGCAGATGGCGCTATGTTTTTTAAAAAATCAGATAATTCAATACAAACAGTCGGCGGCGGTGCAACTGGTACAGCAATCGCAATGGCTATAGCTTTGGGGTAAAACATGGCAGAAACATTTGATAATGCAAGTTCTACTGGCGTAGGTACAAGCCAAACTACAATTTATACTTCGCCATCAGCAACTAAAACGGTTGTATTTAGTTTATCATTAGCAAATTTAAAAAATAATGGAATAAGCGCCGTTGTTGAAGTTACTGATACAAGCGCGGGTACAACTGTTAAAGTTTTAAACAATGCGCCAATACCAAGTGGTTCAACAATAGTGCCGTTTGGCGGCGATCAAAAACTTGTTTTAAATGCTGGCGATATTTTAAAAGTTACAGCAAGCGAAGCTAGTGCAATAGATGTTTTCGCATCTGTTTTACAAATCACATAATAGGGTAATTAAATGGCTTATGTAGGTAATAAACCGTCTGAATTAGCAATTCAGTTGGACGATGCAACTGTAACTACTGCTAAGTTAGCAAATGATGCAGTAACAGCGGCTAAAATAGTTGATGGCACAATTATAGCGGACGATTTAAATGCGGGTATAATTACAAACGCCAAGGTAAATGCTAGCGCGGCAATAGCCGCAACTAAAATAGCTATTTCTGGCGGGGCTAATATTACTTTGCAATCAGATGGTACATTTGACCTAGATAATACAATTAACCTTACAGGCGGGCTACAAATAGGCGGCACTGGTATAATTGATAGCAGTAGAAATATAACAAATACAAATATAAGTGCGGCACTATTAACAAGTGGCACAATAGCAAGTGCAAGAGTATCAGGTGCATACACTGGTGTAACAAGTGTTGGTACACTTACTTCCTTTAGATCAACTGGCATAGATGATAACGCAGATGCCACAGCTATTACAATTACAAGTGCAGAAAATGTTGGTATTGGAACTGCAAGTCCAGCAAATACCTTTCATATAGCTGGCACAAGTGCTACTCCATCATTAAGATTAGGGTCAACAAGTCTAACTCATTATTGGGATATTGGTCGTGAAAATGCCACCACTGGTGATTTTATTTTTAGTCAGTCAATAGGTGGTTCAGTATCAGAACGTATGAGAATAAAATCATCAGGCAATGTAGGAATAGGTATTTCCAGTCCAAGTGCTTTAATTCACGGAAATGGTTCTTCTGTTTCTGCTTTATTACTTACGACTAACAGTTATACAAGTGGTACAGAGTTTAAAGTTCAAGGCGATGGTGCTTCTTATATCTATAATAAACAAAATGCTATGCTTAGATTTGGTACTAATAATTTAGAACGTGTGAGAATTTTATCTACAGGGGAATTACTTGTAGGTACAACGTCAGACACAATGCCAACGTCAGCGGCTTCTGGTCAGGCTATTCAAGCTGGAACAAGAGCATTTATTGCTACTGAAACTAATGGCGATACTATTTTAGGGGGTACGAGTGGTAGTAACTTTACTGCTATTTACCAAGGTGGTGCAGAACGTTTAAGAATAGACTC